GTTTCCTTGAGCAGTTTGTTGTGCAGCCTGAATATATGGATTTGAAGAATTTTGAAAAGGATTAGCACCGTAAGGATTATTTGTCGGTGTTGTTTGTCCTGCTTGATCGAATAAACCCATGAATTTCCCCAGTTAAAGAAAAACCAAGTAATCGGTCTATACCGTTATTTTACTTGATTTAATATAAAAAAACTACAAAACTCCTCCAGCTTCCATAACATAATCAACAGATGCCCATCTAAAATCGATGTTTTGTGAGGCAACATTTAAGTTAATTGATGCTGAAAAGCCTAGTCCTGTTACACCTTGCCAATATTTTGTAGTAATTAAACCACCGCCCCATTGTGCTTGATCCCATTTACTTGTATCCCAGACTCCTGTACTAATTGTTGCTGGGTTAAATGCTATTTGATTAACTAATGGTTGTGTATCAAAATCAGTACTAATTCCACACAAAACTGTAGGCAATCCACTATCTGTCTGAAAAATTGGTCTTACTAAAGTAAATCGTTTTAACTGACCAGGAGTATTGAAGTAGTTATATGCTTGCTGACACGTTGCATTAATGTTTGTGCTATTGTCGGAGTTTCCTGTAAAAAATTGTCCAACATAACCATTACCGCCAAAATACATATTTTCATCACCTGCGACTACAAAGCAATTTGCACTAATATCTGTAAATCTAGCCCACGCTTTATTGATGGTGTTCATTACATACTGTTCAGTACCATTATCTGTCGGTATGTTTAATATCAACATATTAGATTCTGCAAGATAATTAATCTGCCATCCAAAATTTGCATAATACAAACTACACGCTTGTGATACCGCAAAATAGATTTTATCGGTAAGATTAATTCTTGGGTCTAAACGATCAGATTGAAGTGCAGCCGTTAATGGTACAAGTCCGTCTTGAGTAAGTAATAGTAAATCTCCACCCCATTTAAAGAAGCATCTACGGCTAAATGCTTGACCCATTTGCCATAAACCTTTCATAGCCCATTCTGTTGCATTATTGGGGTTTGTTCCTTGATAAACAATTACTTCACCCATTGAACTAACATATACTGCAAAGTCATCAACTCCATAACCAGCGTCTAATGTCCATGTTCCCATTGCTTGCAAATAACCACCATTGCGAAAAATTGCACCTAATGGAAACTCAGTTGCTATACCAGATATAGATAAAACATCTAAATACCAAAAACTTAAACTATTATTTTTACAAAAGTACAGTCTATTTTTAAATAAATTGACGTTAGAAAATGTATTACTATTCACTCCTGTTATGCCGTTGACAGTATATGATCCCATGACGGTAGCATTACCAGCCGGTGCAGAAGCCATTGTATAAGTAAAAGTTGTTACACCTGTTACTGTAATCGTATATGTACCGTTAAACTGACTAGGAGTTGCACCTGATATAGTGACTCGATTACCTGTAATTAATCCATGTGCTACTGCTGTAGTCAACGTAGCCGTTAAGTTTCCTGTACCACCTCTTGTAATGCTTGATATAGTTTGAGCAGTTGACGTTGTTGCCATAAATGCCCAACGTGTACCATCATAAATTAAGACTGGATCAACACCGTTACAAGCAATAATAAAATCACCGCCTGAGTTTGACATATTGACAAACTGCCATTTAGCGTTAGTTAAACCTGTAAATACGACTGTAGGTGTTGATGTTGTAGCGTCATAAATCTGTGTGCCAGCAAAAGCAAATAACTTATATCCTGTGCTAGTAGGATAATTAATCAATGTATAAACTTGACCGCTTATACCTGTGCTTGTCTTAGTCCATCCTTTTCGCAACTGTACGTCTGTTGGTGTCGGAAAGAAATTAACCATTTGTACTGCATCAAGTGGAGGCATTTCAGCCAAAGAATCTCGATTATTCCATCCCCCAATAGGCGCAGCCATCGATGTTGTTGAGGCTCGTCTAGTTTGTGCCTGTGCCATTATGAGCCATAGCCTGTGTCTGGGATGTTTGCCCAACCGATAAGTACAGCACTAGGTTGTGGTGCAAAGCTGAGTGTTGCAGAACCCTTGTCGTTAGCCTTAGCAATGTTTAAATAACGTATATAGTCTTGATATAAAGACGTTGTATCAAATGACTTAATCTGAAAGTATTTAAGCTTAGTCAACAAAACTAAAACAGTATCGTCTAACACCGTTGTGTCAGTATCTGCTTGAAAGCTATTTAAAACATCACCAGCAGCATTTCTTACAAATCCTTTTGATCTGTATTCAAAGCCTAAATACTCTTGCGTATTGTACGGTGGCCATATCTGAAATGTATTGCCTAATATTCTCCAACGTACTCTTGGGCCTGTAGATATATAACCAGACTTTAACCATTGCCATTGTTGTGCATCAACTGGCCCTAACATTTGCCAATGTTTCGTCTTGTCCCAATGAGTATTATCTGTAATCGTTTCGTAGTCATCTGGTAAATCGTAAATAGTTTTACTAAATGTAACCGAGCCACCAACAGTTGTTGCAGAAGATTTCTGTGTTGTCGTTACAGCAGTAGAATTTGTTACAGTATCAATGTAAGTATCTTGTGGAATACTTGTACCCACAATAGAATAAGTATTGTCTAATCCTGTCGTATCAGGGATAGCCGTTATTGTTTGAGTACCTTCTACGGTAGTTCCAGTTGTAGTGAGATACTCAGTATAAAAACGATATTCTAATTCTAATGCTTGCCAATCATACTCCTTAACCAAGTCGTAACCTGCTCTGTTCATCAACGCTAGGATTTGTTGCACATCCTGACTTGGATTACCAATAACATAAGTAGGTACGGCTAGGTTAAGTTCAGCAGTTACCTGTTGAACCATTTGGAGTAGATTGTTTGACATATTATGCTTCCTCTGTAGTTACCGACTTTTTCCGAGTGGGTTTGACAGCGGCAAGTATAGCTGCCATTTGATCTTGCATTAAGGCGAGCTTTGCGTCTGTTTCAGCTTTCATTTTAACACTTTCTGCCTCTTTTTTAGCAAGTTCTTCTTTTAATTCTTGAATTTCTTGCGCTCTTTTATCTGTTTCAGCAGAATTTGAGGCTAAATTTAAAAATGACTTTGCTTTATCTCTGAAAGCATAAGGACTCATACCGGCAGCCATGCCCATACGTTGCAGTTGCTGATCAGAAGCATTTGCAATTGATTCTACAGTATGAAACTTCATTGCTCTAAGTTCTTCAGCCTGGCTTTTACTGACTAAAGGCCATTCAGCTACAGGAGTACCCATTACTTCTTGATCATCTGCACCTAATCTATTTTGATAATTTGCCCATTGAATCGGAAATCTGGTTTTATGATTTGCTAAAGCATAAGTATCAATTTCTGTTAAAGTATCGCCAGCCACACAAATATGCACAAAATCAAATTCTTTGTATATTGGTCTACCTGATGCTAAAGTTTCAGCTTCTTGCTGAACAGGTCTTTTATAAAATCTTACTTGCAGTCTTGAATCTGCGTTGTTTTCATCGCTTGGAAGTGCCATAGTATTTTCCTCAAGGTATTAAGGTTAAAAAAAAGGAGATACCGAAGTATCTCCCCTAATTTTACTACTAAATCAGATTAAACTGATGCTTTTGAGAACCAACCATAATCACCAGATGCCATTGAAGCACCTGATAAGTATGTACCAACCCCCAAAGTTACTTGGAATGTTGATGCGTTGATAACGCAAGTTGTTGTTGCTGCTGGGATTGCTGCACCTGCTTGGGCAAAAACATAACGAAAGCCATCGCTACCGAAAGTCTCAGCACCTAATGGGCCAAATGTTGCAATTGCTGTGCCAGCAGAGTTCAGATTGGTAGTTGTTACGTTTGCCAAGTCTGTGCCAGCAATGGGGAGTACTGAATAAGCCATGATATTTTCCTTATAAAAAAATGGATTAAGAGCCTGTTAAGACACCTTGTAAGAAACTGTTAGAACAGGTTAAGTTACCAGCCCATCCGTAAAGTTTAACAATAGCATCTTGGTTAATGGACTGTCTTTCGCCACCAATCGGAACAAAGTTACGTTCTTTATGAGGGCGCAAGAAAATGTAATTTGTGTTTAGCAAATACATATAAGTTGCAGTCTCTTGTGCGCCATAACCACCTCCAAGTACCACATCGGCTGACATACCACCACCGTAGAACTTTAATGATGCAAAACCTGCTGCGCCATCTTCAACACCAGCAATACGCTGAATAGCCTGTAAAGAAGCTACATAGTATGTATACAAAGTGTTACCAGCTACAATTAAATCTACTTTATCAGTTCCACGAACAGACTTGATAGCAGCAGTAGTCATTGCAGTTTGGATAGTTGTAGCAGAAGTTGCACCAGTTGTTGCTTGGTTCTGCCAGAATGTCCAGTTTGCTCTGTTAATACCACCGTAAGTACCGCTAGTAGGTGAAGTTGATACAGCAGCAGCCAATCCAGTAATATTCTTACCACCGTTACCAGTACCATCTAAAAAGATGTCACCAGAAATACGGTTTAATAAACGAGCTTCAGAAACTTGCATACGACCATCTAACAAGTCAATGATTGCTTCTTTAGAGCTGTTNTGNAACATTTCTAAACCACTCATTGTTACGCTATCTGCGTACTGAGTAATAGAGAACTGAGCAGCACTAATTGGGCTATCAGGAGTNATGTTTAATACTTCATCAATTTTGTTATCGTAACGGCTCTTTATCCGCTACTTCAATATGTCACCATACTGTTCAGACTATATCATCCCTTTCGGGTGGGAAGCTCGTGGGGGCATTACTGATTTCTCTCGACCCCTAGTCGTTACACCTTCTGTGTCCCTAGCCCTTTCGGGTTACATACACAGCTTGGCTCGGTATTATCTTTAAACTCACCTAAATTTAAAGGTTTCCACCGAATTCATCCCATTTGCTACAAAAACTTGCTTAATGCAAATTCATGAAGGGGCTAGAAGTCAACCCACTATAACTATTTGCGTTGTTAGTATTTGAATCATTGTACATAATTTCTTCGCCTATTTGTTAATGGTTACTAACTTAACCATGTTAGGTCATTTCTGCCTAACTCTTGGACTTAAATTACATCAAGTTATATCCAAGTGCAGACTATCGCTTCACCTTTTCAGGTGTTCTCTCGCTTAGTCGTTCAGGCTGTATTTAAACTTGCCCCTTGTTGTCCCCTTCGGGAGTTCCAAGTCAATCAGAGAGAATTCTCACATCTGAGTTTTAATTCAGAGTGACCCCAACATTAAGGATGACATTACCACCTGAAAATGGGCGTACATTGCCCTTACTATTTAAACGCTGAAGTATTGCATTGTTTTGTGTTAAGTTATCTGCCAATACACCGCTACGGCTTTGAATGGTTGTAGCGATAATATCGGTGATTGCGCTATTTGCAAATGCCATGATATTTCCTTTATAAAGTTAAGTTAAACCCTGCCATCCATTGCTTGCCCTAATTGTTCGGCTAACAATGAACGTCTATCCTTTGCATCTCCTTTAGACACTTGACCACTAGGAGTAGATGATCGTGGACTAACAGCAGTTGCTTTGGCTTTTGCTACTTGTTGTGCCTTAGATGCTTGCATACTTGTTGATTTCAGGAGTCTATCCGTCTCCAACTTATATGCTTCATCATTCATACGCACAGCTTTCGTATAAGCCGTTTCTAGGTTTTGGGCTAAACCTCGCTCAAGTAGTTGAGCCATATCTTCCCTGACCATATCAAAGTGCGGAAACCGCTCTTTGTTACTACTTACTCGATTGATTTCTTGTTGTAATCGAGCATTATCTTCTTGTTCCCTAATCTGTGACAGTTGTTGCACTTGTTGCTGAGTAGCTTGCAATTGTTGCATTAACTGTTGCTGATACGGATCAACATATTGTTGCTCTGGCATTGAAATGCCGTCATGGTTTAATTGTATCCCATAATCCTGTGCTAGTCTATGGAACATCTGTACTTTTTCTTGATATGGTGCTTTAGATAGAACCATGTGCGCTCTACCTAAGTTATTAATCCAGGCTACAGGATGAATGTTTTGTTTCTGTAATTCAGGTACAAATGGCCCAATAGCCTCTGTTAGTTGTCTAGCATTGTCAGCTTCAGCTTTGTATGCACTTACACCACGTTTATATTCTGCCTCACGTTGATTAGCATATTCAGCAAATTTAGCAAATTCTTCTTTATCTAAAGGTTTGCCCTCTTGCATCTTATCCCAGACTTCTCGGTATTCTTTCTTCCAAGTAGTTGGTCTTTTTATTTCTTCAGGCACTTCTTCAATAGGTTCTTCATTAGGTTCTTCATTAGCATCTTTAATCGGTTCTTCAATAGCTTCTTTTGCAACAAATTTACCTTGTTCATCACGTTCCTGTATAAGTTCTTCTTTTTCTACAGGAGTTTCTAAAGTACCTTCTTCTGCTTGTTCTAAGGCAGCTTCAAGCATATCTCGTCTAGTTTCTTCAGTCATGTTAATTCCTATCTATAAGTTAGTTTTTGATATGCTACTTCTGCTATTTGACGCTTGCGTTCTTCGTTTTCTTTACGGCTAAATTGATGCTCTTTTTGTTGCATAGGTACGTCATTACCTATTTCTACACAGTTATTGCGTTTCAAATTTTCACGATGTTTTGACCGACTAGATACCCAAGTACCATCAGCCATTGAAATATGTCCAGATATATCAGGAATAACGTCTGGTGCTTTTCTTGGTGTCATTGCTTCTTTTTCTTTCCATGCTTGTTCAGCTTCAGGAGAACCTAACTCATAATTCCAATACATTAAATACTTTTCTTTGTCACTTAATTGTGTTGCATCAATTTCTTGATAGTCACTTTTGCACAATGGGCAACATTTGTGTACTTTTACAATAGCCATTACATTCTCCTTATTAAATCTGGTACTTGGTCGTATTCATGGGGTCTTAAACATACTACAGAGTCATACCATCTGCCGTTTTTCCATCGCCAGCAGACAAATTCTTCTTTAGGCAATAAAACAATGGTTTTTACACCTAAAGCTCCTGCCAAATGTGCCGTAGCAGTATCTACAGT